AATTCCAGGAGTCTTTAGTAGTTTAGAGATTTGATTACGATTAGCTTCATAAGCTGGGTTTTCCTTCAGAAAGGAGTCAACTTCACGGTCTAGAGCCATTTGAGCCTTTTCAGCTTCCATAGCTTGAAGCGTGGATTCAAGGTACTGTACTTTGTCCTCTAGCGGAGCTATTGGATTATTCGCATAGCGTTCTTGTCTCTGTTGTTCTTCCATCTGTTGTATTTGAGCACTGAGCTGTTCCGGTGTGATGCCATATTTCTCTTGAAGTAAGTCGGCAACACTGGCTTTTTGACCAAGTTCTCCGAGCTTTGATTCAAGATTCTTATAACCTTCGACCAGTTCATCTGGTGTCTTGTACTTCCCTGCGAGTAGAGGTTCAGGTGCGTTTCCTTCTGTTTGTACTGTATTGCCACCGTCAATGGGTGCAGGAGCAGAAGTCTGGGTATCCACTTGTGGGGCAGTATCCTGAGAGGACGTGACGTCGTCGCTCCCTAAGGGTGCTTCTTGTGTGATAGTATCCATATTTTCAATAGATTGTATCTGCGTATGAGCCAAAATTACATTCTCATACCGAGTCTAGCCGACCTATTCAAGACTCTTTCGGAGCTTACGCCCCTGAAGAACCTTCAACCTCGTCTTCTAGTTCTGTGCGTGTGTTTTTAAGGTCTATTTCTACTTGCTTTAAGATGTCCTTTAACTTCTCGAGTCCTATCTCCTGTCCTTTAGCCTTACAGGTCTCATCCCAACTCTTTAAGTCTCTGAGCTTCTTTACCTTAGCCATCTCATCATAGAGAGGTTTCATTATGAAGTTCTGGAAGGCTTCTGTCTCTATGTAGCCTTTGAGGTCTACTAACTGCTGATATTTATCTTGTGTGGTCATGTAGAGTTCTTACTGATTATGCTTGAGGCTGTTGAACCATCTGTGGCATTTCTGGCTGTCCTCCTATTGTTTCCATTCCTGTTTGTTGTTCTTGGGCTTGCTCTTGTGCTTGTTCTATTTCTTCTGGGTCAGGAACCAATTTATCTACTTCGTCAATTCCTCTTAGTTCAAGCCATTTCTTAGCGGCTGCTAGTTGGTTTTGTGGTGGTAGGATAGGCCCGAAAAGGTTGTACCATTCAGCGAACTGCTTAAGAGTGACGTCTTTGTTCTGGGCTACGTTTGTTTCCCCCTTAATACGGATATTAAACTTGAGGTCTTTTCTCTCTCTGGCGGCAATAAGCATTTGGTATACAGTCTCCCGTGAGTAGCGTATCTTTCCGTCTTTTACTTCTGCTTCTAGTGGGAAAATCTTTAGGATGGGAGCGTCAATGCTTTGGATGTTCTCAATCTCCATAAAGAGAAGAATCTTTCCAACGTCAGCGAGAGCTTGTTTGAATCTACGGTTAATGAGTCCAAAACGATTAGAGGAATAGGTTGAGGCAAGTTGGTCTTGCCCGAGAGTATCGTTTGAAGCTGCACCTTGAAGAATGTCAGTAGCACCAGAAGCTTTCTTGTGTTCATCATCAAAGCGATTAAGAAGCTGTACTCCACCCGTAGAGATGTCTCTAGTCTGGACTTGTCCGATGACGTTACCAAGTGGCTGGCCTTTAGTGTCTACTTCTGTACCTCCTCCTGCCTTGACTACGAGTTGGCGTTTATCAATCCCTGCTCCTTTAGCAAAAAGAAAATGAGGGGTGTTCACGAGGTTAGCATTGTCTAAGAGTCGGTTAGAAAACTTCTGAATCAGTCGTCCAAGTCCAAGAGTGTTATGTCCTACTCCGTAACCGTCAAATCGGTTAGGGATAGCGTTAGGCTCGTGAATAAGCTTAACAGTAGTGTAATCGTTAAAGCGGTTAGGTACGTCCCTTAGAAGCACTCTTTCTTTACCGTCAGCTACAGTCTGTAGGCGATCACAAGTAATGCGCTCATAAATCTCAACAGTATCTTTAGAGGCACTATCAAGGTCAATCAGGTCTGTTCGTACTTGATTAGAGGAGTCGTAGGTGCTTGAGTCGCTTGTTCCTTTAGCTACCACTTTATCTACGTTTTTATAGGCTTTGTTTTCTTTTACCTCGTACACAGTGTGCACTGAACGAAAGATAATAGAGCCTTGTTTGTCTACTTCTGGGATAATTGGGTTATAGAAACAGTCTAAGATGTTTATGACTTCAAAGTCAGGTTCATCCTTTATAGGGGTTTTATACTTAGTACCGCCTTCCTCTCGTTCCTCAGTCTCGAATACCCATAGGACGTTTAAGAGTGAAGTACCAAAGACAACTGCTTGCTTTACCCAAGCCTCAATCTTCTCGTAGGCCTGAGGGATAGTATTTAAGCGATAGTTAATAATCTCCTCACCTACTTGAGCTAAGTCTTTGTCTTCTTCTCCAATAGCCTCTACTTCTATTTCAGGGCTACCACTAAAAATAGACGGCACGATGTAACTCGTTTCCGTCCTTAGTTTCATTATCTTCTCTTGGCTCTTAGATTTGTCTTTAGGGTCAGTAATTACACCAGTATAGGCCTGGTATATTTCGTTTATCTCTGACCTTTGCTCTCGGCTAGACTGTTGGTATGAGTCTTTTTCCTTAAAGAGCTGGTCAATGATTGCTTTGTCGTTCTTTTCTGCCTCCAAAGATAGAGTGAGGAGGTGTTTTTTATCCATGTGTATCACTTGTTATGCTTCTTTAAGTTTTCTACCGCCCATAAAGGTTGTAAGTTCTTATAGTTCACTGCTAATAGTAACTGCTCTTTGATTGTTAAGTCAAACTTTGACAACGGTTTTATATGGTCTATGTGCCACTCGCCGTAGTTTTCCCAAGACATACCTGGCTTAAACATCTTCTCAAATCGTATTGTTAACTCTTCTAAACTACACCCTAACTCAGCTATAGCTGAACCACTTTTATATCCGCCTTTTATAGCTGATCTAAGTCTGTCTCTCAGATTCTTCTTGATTCTGTATACTGGATTCAACCTGTTTTTTTGGTCGTACTTTCTGCAGAGTTCTTTATATCTATCTCCAGATTCGTACTCTTTACGTTTATTCTTATATTCATTGCTACTCTGATAAACCTTAGTGAATTTTCTATGACAGGTTTTACATAGTGAACTAAGACCGCTCTTTTTACTAGAGTCCTTATAGAACTCTACATCAGACATTCTACATGAACAACAGGCTTTTATAGCAGATTCAGCCATAGATTACTGTGGAGTGATTATAGGCCTAGGTTTTCTGTTTGTTGCCATAGTTATGCTACAAAGTAAGTTCCGTGTTGTTCAAAGTAAGGGTCTGGCTTTTCGTCGTCATTAGGTCGGTAGTTGCTGAACCCATATCGTATAGCGTCCATTGGGTCAGAGAAAGTATGCTCTGGTTCATTTAGAATTTTACCATCTTTATCTGTTTTGAACAAATAGTTCCTATAACACTTTATAGTATTTATACTTCTTTTCGTCAAACTGATTCTTTGATCCTGTACGAATTGTATCCCTTGCATGACTGAACCCTGTCCTTTCGTTGCTCCAATTATGTTGACACCATAACTCTTAATCTCATCAATGCTCTTTGGCTCGGCACTATCAGCTATGACTAATGTTTGAGGATTTGGAAGATTAAGTATAAGGTCAGCTATCTGTTTATTACTCATTCCCTTCATGTAGAGCTGTTCGTCTACTATGAACCCATCGTTGTATTTATAAATGTCTTCAAGAACCGTTGGGTCATTTGTATAGCCGAAGTCTAATCCTCTTACTTCTAGTCTAGCCTCATGTGGGATTTCGTCAATTATCTGCCAATCTTTGTAAATCTTACCTTCTACCTCGCCGAGTTGGCCTTCTCCGTACACTTGCCACCATCCTTTACGATTCCTACGTTGTTCAATTGAGTTCTTAATCTCTAGGCTTAAAGCTTCGTTATCTAGGTAAGTAAGGATTATGTGGTCTACGTCAGTTCTCTTTCCTAGTACCTCTTCATAAAACCAAAACTCATTTGTCGGGTTCCAGTCAAGAAAGATAACATCCTTGGTTCTTACCTCTAATTGGTCAAAAGCCTCATAGGGGATGTTGTTTGCTTCATTTATGAATAGTCTATCACGTCTAGGCCCTCGTACCTTACTTGGTTGATCGGCTGAGAAAAACTCTATCTTACTCCCTGTTTCAAACGTATAGGTGTAGTCAGTCTTATTCCATTGAGAATCTTTGAAATACTCATGTTCCTGCATTATTAAAAGGAAATCCCTCATTACTCCTCTTTTTAAGTGAGGGAATGATTCAGAAACGATACTTGTTAAGGT